GAGGTCGAATGGTAGTAGCTTCGGCGAAGGACGACCTTTGCAAAAGGAGAAATACTTCCCTGGTGAAAGCCTAAAACTGCCCTTTGACGACCATGCACGGACGCTGCTTGCATGGCGGGGGATTGCGTTTACCTCGTTTCATGTGTATGGTCAACGTAGTATTAGACACGCACCTACAAGACATCTATGCGGAGGGCGAATAAAATTATGACAAGCGAAGAGCGCCGAGAGGCGCGTTACCAGCGCCGTCAGGCACGACGGCAGGCCAATAGGCAAAAGCGGAGTGATGCGGTAGGATCGCTTAACGAAATCTACAACTACCATGATATGTTCTTTTATGGGAAAGAGTGCTGTAAGGGTGTTCGTTGGAAGCAGAGCACTCAGAATTTTGAAATGCACTTGCTCTCTGGAACGGCAAAGAGGCGTCAGATGGTGGTTAGCGGAAAATGGAAACCGCAGCCTTGTTCTCACTTCATGCTCTGTGAGAGAGGGAAGGTTCGCCCCATCGACGCCCCTCATATCGTAGACCGGCAAATTCATAAGGTAGAGAGCAATAAGATCCTGATTCCGCTATATGAGCCAAGCATGATAACTGACAACGCGGCCAGTCAGAAGAACAAAGGATTGCATTGGCAATTTCGTCGGCTCAAAGAGCAGCTTGCATGGCACTATCGGCGGTATGGGCGTGAGGGTGCAGTGTTCCTTATGGATTTGAAGAAATTCTTCCCGAATGCCAACCGTCAGCTGATATACCAGCGGCACAGCAAAGTGATGTTGAACCCAGAAGTCCGGGCGTTTGCGGATTACATTGTCAGAACGGCACCAGCTACGGCACCTGGCCGTGGTATGCCATTGGGTGTGGAGCCAAGCCAACAGGAAATGGTGGCGCTTCCCAGCGCTGTTGACAACTACATCAAGTGTCAGCTGGGGATACATTGTGCTGGTCATTATATGGATGACTACTATATCATTCTGCCTGATATTGAGGAGCTGAAAAAGATCGCTCGTGAGATTGTCAGGATGATGGAGTCTTATGGCATCCGTGTCAACCGGCGCAAATGCAAAATTGTTCCGCTTTCAAGTCCCAAGGGCTTTCGTTTCTGTAAGGCGAGATTCACCTTGACGGAGACAGGTAAAATTAAGCTCAATGGAAATCGAGCTGGAATGAAAAGCGCCAGACGTAAGCTGAAACTGTTTCATCGTGAATATCTGGAGGGCAAGCGTACACTCGCTGATATTGACCAGTTTATGGAATGTCAGACAGCGTATTATCGGAACTACAATGACCATGGGCGACTTCTTCGGCTGAGGAGGCTACACTACGCCCTATTTAACAAGTATAGGCAGCAAGAGCAACAAGAGTTGCTTAAACGAACAGCTTGAATATCTGAAATCAACAAACACCTGAAGCATAAGCTCCAGGTGTTTTGCTATGTTTGGAGGAATTTTCTGTGGAACACAAAAATTATGTTGTGAAAAAACGGGCACGGTTCACGGGAATTAGTGGCGATGTGAACATCCCCTATGGGGCGCACTTGGAGGCGCAGAACGGTTATTTGTTGTGGGACGGGAAGCCAGTATGCGCAGCAAACAGTCAAAATGGGTTGGATCACTTTGCCAATAATGATGATGGACGGGGAGAGGAACGTGGGAGGCTGACTACCGAAATTATCTCTATGTTGATCAAGAGAAACGAGAACTATCAGGCCAGGTGGAATAAGGTATGGGAAGATAAACTCTGTCAAAAGTACCGCATGGCTGAACATGAAGACTATTGGTTCTGGAACTGTGAGTTTTATGCTGCTCCTATTGAAGATTTGCAGTATATCAGGAAACTTATCACGATTTGAGAAAGGAAGTGGGTGTATGTATCAGGTCATCAAAGATAACACAGTGATGGCATACGTGGACGATCCCGTCTTTATCCGTATGCACACAAACGGCTGCTATGTAGCTACTACTGAGGACGAGGCACAGGGCATCGCCATCCAGAGCACGCCGTACCATATCCTTGGCAGGGAGGAGCTTCCAGGTGCGGTTGCGACTGTGATGATCGTGAAAATCGACGGTGGCATTCTCGCGGCGGAACAAAAGCGTGCGATTGACGGGCTGATCGTGAACATTTTGGAGGGTTGAGTTATGGACAAGAATTACATTGCGCAGCTGTACCACGACAAGACAATCACCAGTAAGGGTGTGTTGAACGCCATCACCAAAGGATGGATCACGATTGCAGATGCGGTGGATATCTTCGGTGATGACAATACAGTGGAGACGGTACGGGCGGCGAAGCTCATGGAGATTTCCAAAGTCTGCAATACCGTGATTGTGGCCGGCGTGGACGTGCCTGTGGGCGACCAGTCTCAGGGTGCCCATATGGAGCACTTTAACCTGTCTTTGGAAGACCAGAGCAATATCAACAACCTGTTTCGGGTTGTTGAGCTGGGCGGCACCGAGTTTCCGTATCAGGCGGACGACGGGAGCTGCAAGGTCTACTCTGCCACCGAGATTGCGGCTATCTACATTGCAGCTCAGACTTTGATCACCACTCAGACGGCGTATCACAATGCACTGAAAGCCTACGTCAATGTTTTGACGGAGAGTGAGGAAATCGCTGCCATTCAGTACGGGATGGAGCTGCCGGAACCGTTCGCCTCTGAGCTGGCATCCAAGCTGGCGGTCGCTCAGGTTCAGATGGAGGCCATTATGAACCGGCTTGGTGGTAACGCATGAGCTTTGACCTGCTTATTTCAGACCTGACGAACATTTGCGTTTACCAGTCAGAGGTTATCAAAGCACAAGCTCGTGCGCTTGAGGAGCTTGGTGTAGAGGTAATCAAAAAGGAAGATATGGAGCATCTGAATGAGTTGTGTGATACCATTAAAAATTGGAGGACGTGATACACGATGAGCAGGAGTCGTATGAGCAAGTGGGTTCTGTCCATGCTTCTGTGGATGTGGACAGGGGGAGTGTACTTTTTCATGGAGGTTGCATGGAAAACATTCCAAGGCAGACCGGAAACGATTTCTTGGACGATGTTTGTCCTCGCCATCTTCCTCGCTATTCCGTTGGAACGGTTCGGGGCGGAGCTGCCCTGGAATATGCCGCTCATCGCACAGGCGGCTATCTGCACCGTTGGCATTACGGCGGCGGAGTTTGTTGCCGGACTTATCATCAATGTCTGGTTGGGCATGGGCGTCTGGGATTACTCCGCCATGCCAGGGAATGTAATGGGGCAGATCTGCCCGCAGTTTATCGGCCTGTGGCTGATCCTCTCCCACGTGGGTATTATCATGCTGGACTGGCTGAGGTATGTTGTGGAGGGCGGAGAGAGGCCGCATTACACGTTTGTGTGAATGAGAGATTTGGTGGTGATGTTATGACGCAAATGGTAGGAGTAATCAATGAAAGATTGTCCATCAACGGAGAATTTGTTGAATGGCCGCACAGGTCATCGAATAAGTGTATTTCGCAACATGGCAACAAAGTATATGTAGATGGTTTTGAGTGGACAGGTACAGAGTGGAAAAGAACATTGCTTGCAATGTGGCACTACTTATTGTGCTTTCTTTAATGTGAAAATAAGTTCGCTCTGAAAAAGGAGGGAGGTCATCATGTATAAGATCATGCTTCTGGTTCGTGACTCTGAGACGAAGCCACTCTGGACGGAGTACCGGGAGGACGGCACTGTCTTTGAGACGGACGATATGGATGCGCTGGTGGAGAAGGTCAGGGAGCTTTTTGACCGCTACACACGCACCCAGATCCGTGTCGTTCAGGATATGAGCTACACACTGGACATCCTGTTCGACTAATTCTCATACACAATCTTCCATTCTGCGTCAAGCTGTGGTATACTGCCCTTGGAGGTGGTATGTATGTCGGACGATAGACCCGATTTCCTGAAAAAGTTGGGGTTGACCCAAGAAGAGTTTGACGCAGAGTTGGAGGAGGCTGCGGAGGAATACGATGAAATCCACCTCCCAAGGGTGGATTTCCAAAAAGCGCAGCAGTTCCAAGAGCTGTGCAGTGCCATCTATAAGTTCCAACAGAACTGTGAGAGCGTCAAGAAGGTGACTGGCGATCTTCTCTTCCCAAAGGAACATAATCAGATGATCAACGTTAAAATGGGCCAAGTCAACCTACTGAGAAAGGAAGAAGCAGAGCTGTTGATGCGGTGCGTTGATTTGGCAGACCATGTTCAAGTTTCGTCGCCGCCCAATTCCAAGTGTGTCTATTTTAGTTTCACGGTGGAGAATGTGTATCTCGAATAGCTAATCAGTCAACACGAGTCGTATCCGAAAGGGTACGGCTCTTTCTTTATGCCCATAGGGAGGAGGTTATGGCTATGGGACGAAAAACCAAGCAAAACAAAATTACCAGCCCTGAGCTGATCGCGCAGATCAATCCTAAGAACAAACGGCTCATGAAAGACTTCCTGGACTATCTGCGGTCAGTGGGCAAGGCAGAGACTACCATTAAGGCGTACACCAGCGACCTTAACATCTTCTTTGTGTGGGCGCTCCAGAACGCCGACAATAAGTATTTTCCCGAAATCACCAAACGGGATATTGTGTCTTACCAGAACTACCTGATGCAGGACAACGAAAACTCTCCCGCTCGTGTACGCCGGCTGAAGGCTACGCTGTCTTCCCTCAGCAACTATATCGAGGCAATTCTGGATGATGAGCTACCCAACTTCAAGCCCATTGTGCGGAAGATTGAAAACCCCGTCAATGAGGCTGTGCGGGAGAAAACCGTATTGACCGACGAGCAGGCTGATACTCTGCTGAACTACTTGGTGGAGCACAAGAAGTTTGATAAGGCGTGCTGCTTCGCACTGGCCCGGTACTCTGGGCGGCGCAAGTCTGAGCTGGTGCGGTTCAAGGTGAGCTATTTTGCTGACGAGAACATCATTCATGGCTCCCTCTATCGGACACCGGAGAAGGTTCGGACGAAGGGAAAGGGCAAGAACGGCAAGATGCTGACTTGCTATGTTCTCTCCAAGCCCTTCAAGCCCTACTTCGATCTCTGGATGGAGGAGCGGGAGCGGCTGGGGATCAAGAGCGAGTGGCTGTTCCCTGACGGGGATGACCCTACTCAGCCACTGCCCATCTCCACGCTGAACAGCTGGGCGGAAACGTTCTCCAATATTCTGGGTGTCCCCATGTACTGGCACGCCATGCGGCACTTCTTCACCACCTACCTTGCCAAGGCCAATCTGCCCGACTCCGCCATCAAGACTATCATCGGCTGGGAGAGCTTGGAGATGGTGGAGATCTACAAGGATATTGACGGTGAGGAAGAAATCGGGAAGTTCTTCAAAGACGGAGAAATCGTTGGGGCGGAACAGAGTAATCTGTCGGATTTGTAAGGAGGCCAATATGTATGCGGTAGAAATCTGGGGATATTTTCAAGCGAAGGGGTTGACCGTTTATGGCATCGCTGGCTTGATGGGCAACCTCTATGCCGAGAGCGGGCTGAACCCACGAAATCTTCAAAATACCTATGAGAAGTCTCTGCACTTTACCGATGCGTCCTATACCGCTGCAGTGGATAACGGCACCTACACCAACTTTGTATATGACAAGGCGGGCTATGGGCTGGCGCAGTGGACGTACTGGTCGCGGAAACAGGCACTTCTGGCGTTTGCAAAAGCGGCTGGTAAGTCTATCGGTGATCTGCATATGCAGCTGGATTTCCTCTGGAAGGAGCTGACGGAGAGCTATCCTGGTGTGCTGGCCGTGTTGAGGTCTGCTACCTCTGTGCTGGAGGCGTCCAATGCTGTGTTGCTTAATTTCGAGAAACCGGCAAGTAAGGACACCATCGAAACTCAAACGAGGCGGGCGGGTTATGGTCAGATGTACTATGACCAGTTTGTTACCCAGCAAGAGGAGTTATCCCTGGTAGAGTTTAAGGAGCTTTATCGGGCCATGAGAAGTGAGCTACAAGACAATGATGCGGGCGAGTGGAGTGCCGAAGCGCGGCAGTGGGCAGTCGGCCATGGATTGGTTGCCGGTAGTGGAACCGAAATCAATGGTCAGCCCAACTATATGTGGCAGGATCTCCTAACAAGGGAGCAGCTTGTCACGATGCTTTATCGCTTTGCAGAAATGATGAGGTGAGAACTATGGTCAATCTAAAAGACATTGTTGCACGTGGCGGTTATCTGGTGGATGGTGCCACTGGTGAGAAGGTCATCTTTTATGAGTGTGACCCCGCGAAAAACACGGTTTGCGATAAGCAAATCTGTCGAGCTGACGGTGCAGAAAATGATGGTGGGTTGGGGCTGTGCTCCAAAACACTTGATCCACGCTTCCGTAAAGACGGAGGCAGGGCATGGTATGCCGTCCAGAAAACTCCTGATGAGGGGGAGCCGTACTGGGGCAGAGAGTATATCGAGGTGAAGTGAGATGATGACGGTTCAAGAGTGTATTCAGTATGTGGAGAGCCATCTGGAGATCCGTACTGCCACTGAGAACGGTGCGTATACCTGTGGCCGTACCATTGTCCCTAACGGAGCAGTAAACCACTCTGTTGGCTGTGCCCAGCCCAACCCCGATGTCTTCTTTAAGAATATGAACAAGGGCAGTGCCGGCTGGGGTGTGAATGCAATCATCGGTGGGTTCCATCAGGGCGAGGGAAAGATCATTCTTTGCCTGCGCTTTGACAAAAACACCAAGAGATGCAGTCGTAACTGGGGTGTTGGATCTGGGAAGAAGGGCAGCTGGAACAACACCCGTATCCAGTGGGAGATCTGTGAACCTGCGGGACACACCTATGCCGGAGGCACCATGATTGGATACGATGTGGCAAAGAACCAGCCCTTCTTCGACCGGATGTGGAAGATGGTCGTGGCGTGGAATGTGTATTGCGCCAAGATCTTTGGATACGACCCATGTATGATCGGCGATCATGCTGAGAGCTATAAAGCGGGCATGGGAGGAAATCACGGAGATGTTGCCCATTGGTGGCCCAAACATGGCAAAACCATGGATGATCTGCGGGCGGAGGTAAAAGCAATTTTGAATGCAGAAACGGAGGATGATGACATGGATGTGAAGCGTTTCAAAGAACTGTACAATGAGATGCGTAAGGAGCTGCAGGACAATGACGCCGGTACGTGGAGCGCTCAGGCGCGGGAGTGGGCTATCTCCACTGGCCTTGTGGTTGGTGGTGACAAGTTGCCCGATGGTTCACCCAACTATATGTGGGCTGACAGCATGACCCGTGAACAGCTGGTGACTGTTCTCTTCCGCTTCGCCAAAATGCTGGGCAAGGCATAAGAGGTGACAGTATGGTTGTTTTCGGTGGAGGCGGGAAAAGGCTGGCAAAGCCCAAAACAGCCAAAAAGGACTTTTCCAAACGGCTGATTTCGGACATTAGATGGCTGCTATGGGTGGTGACTCTTGGAGGCATCATCCTGGCAGCTTATTGTGTTCGTAAAGGGTATACCGGCTCCCTACCATGGCTGAGTGCTATGGTGGGGCTTCCTTGGACTGCTCATGGTGTCGTGTGTTCATTCTATCTCAATATGGCGAAGTCAGATCATAGCGAGGGTGGTATCACTTTTGAGTCTGCCAAGGCAAGTAATTTTGAGATGGATACCGGCAGTGATGAAAGCCCGATGATTTGATAAGGAGAAAGAACATGATTCGACTTTTTATTTCCCAGCCCATGCGGGGGAGATCCGATGAAGAGATTGCCGCAGAGCGGGAGTATGCGAAACTCGCCGCCGAAAGGATTTTGAAAGAGGAAGTTGAGGTGATCGACAGCTTCTTTCAGGGCGGCGATATGAAGCCTTTGGAGTATCTGGGCGAAAGCCTGAAACTCTTGGCTGGTGCTGACTGGGTATGGTTTTGTGATGGATGGGATGAAGCTCGTGGGTGCAAGGTTGAGAATACCTGTGCCCGCGAGTATGGTATCGGCATCCTTCACGCATAAAGCACATCAATCGAGAAAAAGGAGGAGGGATAGACATGGAGTTTTTGCGTAAACTGAGCAGCCGCAAACTATGGGCTGCGGTGGCTGGAGTGGTTACTGGCCTTGCTATGGTATTCGGCCTGGACGAGGGTATCATCACCAGCGTTTCCGGTGCTGTGGTCGCCTTGACCTCTGTTGTGACCTACATCGTCACTGAGGGGCGGATTGACAAGGAGGCTGTGGGCAATGCGGCGGAGAAGGTACAGGATGCAATCGACGAGGTGACTGGCAATGACGCTTAAAGAGATCTTCATGGGCGGCGGTGCCTTGGTCGCTATCTTGACACTGGTGCAGGTCAGCCCTATCAAAATTGACCCGTGGTCAGCCATCGGAAAGGTGCTTTGCGCAATCGGACGGGCGATTGGAAAGGCACTCAATGGTGCAGTGATTGAGAAGCTGGACAAGATGGAGGCAGCACAGGTGGAGACACGGATGCGGCTTGATGAGCACATTCGTGTTGACGATGAGCGCAATGCTGATTTGCACCGTGCGTACATTCTGCGCTTTAACATGGAACTGCGGAGAGGGATGCAGCACACGGACGAGGACTTCAACGAGATCCTTTACAATATCAAATGTTATGAGCAGTATTGTAAGAATCATCCGGAGTATGAAAACAACAGGGCAGTACACGCTATCAGGCATATCGAAAACGTGTATGATGATCGTATGGAAGAGAACGATCCTGAGTGAGGCGTAACGCCGTCTGCCCATGCGCTACAGCATGGTATCAAAGTAGGGAGCTGGTCTTTATGGCCGGTTCCCTATTTTTGTGATGATTTGAAGAAATTTTGTGTTGACGAAGCATGGCATTTCGGATATACTGCAAATAGGATGAGACAGGCGAATTTGCGGCTAAATTTCCCTGTTGACAAAACGGGGGATTAGGCATATAATAAGAGTGAAGGTACTTGTATCTTCGTTTAGCAATAATCCCAGGTGTTCCACCGCCGTAAGTGTGGGGTTTTAATCCAAGGTTCCGTTACCGAGAATACGGGCTTTAATTCAAGGTGTTCCACTACCGTGAGTGTGGGCTTTAATAGAAGGGGCGGTTTGTCCGCCCCTTCTTTTTTAGAGAGAAAGGATACTATGCTAAAGTTTTACGACATTGATCCGGCATACGCAAATTATCTTCGGCAGTTCGATCAGCGCATCCCCAATATAAGCTATGGGACAAATAACAAATTTGTTTGTGGGATTGTGCTGTCGGTTTCTGGATATAACTATTTTGCGCCTATTTCTTCCAATACCGCGAGGCAACAAACTAATATTTTGATAACAGATGATACGGGGAGAGTTCTATCATCAATCAAATTTTCTTTCATGTTTCCTGCACCCACTACCGTAATTACACCTAAAAATTTCAGAGCTATTCGTGCCGTAGATTCTGCGTATGCAGATTTGCTTGAAAAAGAGTATGAGTTTTGCAAGAAGAATGAACAAGCCATTCGAGATAAGGCTATGAAAGTCTATCGAATAGGGTGTAATCCTGGACACGTATTACATAGGAACTGTTGTGATTTCCACTTGCTTGAAGAAAAACAGGATGAATGGATAGCGGCGCAAAATGTTGTAGCGGGAAAAAATCAAGAGACACAAGCGGAATAAACAAATGCAGATGAAGATCTGTTGGAATATGAGTTCTTATATCGGGGAACTGGTCTTTATGGCCGGTTCCCTATTTTTTTGCATTTATGGCACTTTGAAAAGCGCACAAAAAAGTTATGTATTTTTCAAAATATCATGTCAAAAAGAGTGTTGGCGGCTCTTCCTGTTTTGTGTCATGTTGTAGGAAACGGCAAACCGTTTCTTACAAGGTGAAACATCAATATCTCCACTGAATATCAACGGTCTGGTCAGTGACAGCTACCTTTTGAATAAGCTCGTCCACAACTACTCTCCGGTCATCATAGTCAAGCTCCTCCCAGCGGTCGAGGCGTTCAGCCAGCTCGATCATGTCATGTCTTGGTGTTGACATAGTAGCAGAAAGTTCAATTAACTGCTGTCGGTAGGTTTTGCTCTGAGCATCCAATTCACTGACACGTTTATTGATGTACTCCATCAAAACGCTATTAGCACTGGATACCTTGTCCATGAGACTGTTGATCTCGGCGGCAATCTGTTCCAGCTTGATATTCAGTTCGTGAACAAGCGGGTTCTGTTGCCGACCTACTGGCTGAGATGTGACATCGTATTCCTTGACGTGTTCCTTCATACGCTGTAACACATTCTCTTCAACAGCGTTGGCGAACAATCTACCAGCTCCCACACAGCCGTGTGAACCTATCCTATGAACACAGCGTAGATACCGAACCCTACCCTTGTTGCCTCTGCGGACAACCAGGGCGTGCCCACAATTCCCACACTTGATTTTTCCTGCCAGCCAAGTGTTGTGTGCTTTTATGGGCTTGGAGATTGACTTGTTGTTGAGGCACTTTACCCTGGCCGCGATCCACACGTCGGACGGGACGATCCCCTCATGCGGAGCAAGAACCAAGTGCTGCCCATTCAGCACACGAGCTTTATTGCCGGCACTCTTGTCCTCGTAGAGGTAACAGCCGTTCGTCCCAATGAAGTCCTCTGGGCTGTTGTGGATTTCTGTTCCTTGGTTTTTGAAGAAGCGGTACAGCTCCAGATCGGCCTGTACATAGATAGGGTTCTTAATGGTGTCTCCCAGCTGAGTCCGTCCCCATGAGCCGTCTTTAGAGACGGGGTTCCTAATCCCATTAGCTTCCATATAGCGAACGATGTCACCATAGGAAGTCTGTGGTTGGGCATACATAGAGTAGATCAGCTTGATGATCTCTGCTGGCTCAGGGTCAACAACATAGCGGGAGGTTTTCTTGCCGTCGAGCATATACGGCTCCAGCTTAAACCCCATGGGAATTGGCCCACCCATGTAAAATCCCTTCCGGCTTCGGCTTAGGTAGGCGTCGGTCACACGCATCTGGATTGTCTCGCGTTCCAGCTGGGCGAACACAATGCAGATGTTAAGCATAGCCCGCCCCATTGGTGTAGAGGTATCGAATTTCTCATTGCAGGAGACAAACTCCACACCGAATTTCTGAAACTCCTCCATCATATTTGCGAAGTCCAAGATGGAGCGGCTGATTCTGTCCAGTTTGTAGACGATGACTCTGCTTACCTCACCACCACGAATGCAATCCATCATTCGCTGAAAATCGGGACGGTCGGTATTTTTCCCAGAGAACCCTTTGTCCTGAAAGACCTTGTATACACCTCCACGTGTTTCGTATTGGCAGAACTCGATTTGGCTTTCAATGCTGATGCTGTCCACCTTATCGACAGACTGCCGGCCATAGATTGCGTCATATTTCTCCATATACAGCTCCCCTTTCTATGAAGAAGAGCCGCCAACGGTTTTATTATACCGTGACGGCTCCTTTTACTCAAGCAAATTTTTCACAGTATTTGCTGAAAACCTTATACAGGCCGCGCTCAATCCGCTGTTTGGCATTTTTACGTGCATCTTCATTGATGAATATGGGGTGGAAGTCACGCTCAATAATCTCCTTATCCCCGATACGCACCTTCCGCGCAGTCATTGTGTATCCGGTGATTTCGTTCATGCTGTCCTCCTCATTTGCCCAAGATCGGTACTTCCGTTTTTGCCACTGTGATGCCAAACACCTTGTATCGGATATAGGCACTGTCTCTTTGAATGCTGGTTGCATTCCGCAGCCACGCCCAATCAGACATAAGTAATTTTCTGTATAACCACATAGATCTCACCGCTTTCTCACATCAAGCCTTTTATACAGGGAAATCTTGCTCTGAAATTTTGTGGCTTTTAATCAGATCAAGAAAATCCTGTTCTGAGTATGCCATTGATTGTCCCAATGCTTCTCGCTGCTTATTTTCTGCGATCATGCCGTTCATTTCGATTTCCGCTTGCAGCATCCGCATTTTGAAAAGCAGAAGCTCTCTCATGTGACACCTCCAAACTAATCTTTTATAATCTTAGTCATAGTCATCGTCGAATGTACAGCGGACAATCTTCTCCATTCCGCAGAAGCGACAACGGGCAATATCCCAATCTCCACCATCACAATAAATGATGAAGCTGAAATCGTGGTTGCACTGAGCTGGCTTGTTTGGATAAGCTGGTAAAAGAGGATATTTCAAACGCCCCTGCTTCAGTGCGGCTTCATACTCCAGCTTGCTATCCATTATCGACATCTATAAACACCTCAACCAAATTATTCTTTCATCTTATCTACAAGTATAGTGAATTTCGTATGCTCAAGGTCACGTTCATCAATTCTCTTACCAGTTCTCTTGTTCCTCCATCCGTAGAAAGCACCGTTACCGAAAGATGGAACACCAACGAGATAGCGTTCAAATCCATTGGCCTGTAACCACTTGATTTTTCGATTCCATAAAATGCTCTTGATAAAACATGAGCAGAAAATTACAAGAATGATAACGACTATAATAATCGCAGGAATGATGAAGCCAAACCAAACTTTGAGTGTCGCCCATACTTCAAGCATTTATAGCACCCCCAATAATAATCAAATTAACCTTTCATCCAGATTGGGATTGTGATATTCAAATCAATCCACCCCTTTTATTGTGTTGTATTTGAAGATT